ATACATTATTCTTTCTCCTAACAGATGTAATTATTTTGTTTTTATCTTCAAACAATTCTGGAGTAGCTTCACTAAATTCATCTAGAAACTTTTCTAAATTTTTAGCTTCTGACTCTGAATTGAAAGTCTTGATTCTACCTTTTAGATAGAAAGTAGTCGTTACGTTTTTCATTTTTTTTTCTCCTAGTTAGTTATCCCCATTTATCGCTGATTTGCAGAAAAAAGCAAAACACTTATAATTCAGCAAATACTCGGTTTTTAAGCAAAAAATAGGTTAAATATCAAAAAATTTGACGATTCATTTACATAAAATTGTATATATTGTAAGTAATGGGCAAATCGGATAAAACTTTTATGAACGTTATTTTTCCTCTTTTAGAAAATCTCGTTCCCTTTCTAGTTAGTTGGGCGGAGTTTCCGATTACTTCGCCCTTAACAATCAAACAGGAGCAAACATGATAACAAGTCCAAGTGATTTCAATAAATCAATCGGTATAAAAATAAAAAAGAGAAGACTAGAGCTGAAGAAAACTCAAACATGGTTAGCAAAAAAAATAAATGTAACTTTTCAGCAAATACAAAAATATGAAAAAGGTATGAATGGAACAAGTGCTTACAGACTTTTACAAATAAGTTTAGCTTTAAAAGTTTCAATGACTTATTTTTTTCCTACACCTATGTTACCAAATTTTACAACTGTAACGCATGAAGAAATTTTACAGGATAAAAATTTAAATCTTAGTCCTAAACATTGGATAGAAAAGAAAAAAGACAGGTCCTTAGAAGAGCCTTTAGTACTAACAAAAGAAATGGAGATTAAATGATAAAAGTAGAAGTAGAAAAAATTTGGTTAGGCAAAGTTTCAGTAAGAGAACATATTTATAAAAAAGCATTAAGAAAAAAAGAATCTTTAGGTATAGTGCATGGAAAAGAATATATGTTCATTCCTTACGAAAAACTTAAATCTGCAAAAATTTATACAGATCAATATTTCAAAAGTAAGTTTAATGATAAATCTTATAGACTTGTAGATTTTAATTGGAAGCCGTATAAAGAAGAAAGTATAAATCAGGGTAAATTATTATGAGTGAAAAAATTATTGATATACCAAAAGATGATGAAACTCAACAACCTACTCCAGAAGAACATTATTTTTCAAGGTCTAAGAATCAATGGCTTATGGTTTCTGATATGTCCGATATGCATGTTAGAAGAGCATTTAAAAGACTTTTAAGAATGATAAGATTAAATCAATTAGTTGAAGTAGATGATATAACAAAAAATACAATGTACCAAGTTAAGATAACAGAAGAATTAAATAAAATAAAAGTACATTGCGATGAAATACGGAGAATAGTAGATGAATAAAAAAGAATGGCAAGAACATTGCAAATGGCTTGATACTTTTAGAGGAAAGATAGTTAGAAATACTGATGACTATGGAAACAAAATCAAAAAAGAAAAAAGCAAAAAAGTCAAAAAGAAAAATTAGCGGTTACTATTTTGATGGTAAGAAACTAAAAATTCTTTATGAAAAAAAAAGATAAACAACGATTCGATAAACTTAAACAACTAGGTTGTGTAGCTTGTTCTAAGTTCGGTAGATTTACTGATCCTGTAATTCACCATATAAGAAAAAATACTGGAATGTCTTTAAGACCAAGTCACGATGATACAATTCCATTATGCCCACAACATCACAATATGGGTAATCAATCAATCCATTTGAATAAAAAAAGTTTCGAGCATATGTTCGGTACTGAGATTGAACTACTTAAAGAAACTAACTTAAAACTAATACAACTAGAAACGGAGCAACAACTATGGACGGAAAAGAAATAAATAAGTTTCATGCCTTACAATTATTTACAGATACATTTGCGGCTGAAACAGTACATTTATCAAATGAAGAAGTAGGAATATATATTAGATTATTATGTTTCGCTTGGACAAAAAATGCTAAACCTTTTTCTATTAGATCAGCATACAGAATTGGACAATGCATAGATGATGATTGTAAGGGAACTGTAAAAAAAGTTCTTTATGAATTTTTTAAAATGAGTGGAGAAGATGAATATGCAGATTGTTGGACACATAAAAGATTAGTACAAGAACACGATTATCTTACTGCAAAATACAAAAAAAGATCAGAAGCTGGTAAAAAAGGTGGACTTGCTAGAAGCAAAACCAAAGCACCTATACCTATACCTAGTCCTATACCTAATATAAATAAATATGACCCTCTGTTTGAAAAACTCTGGAATTTGTTAGATAGAAAAAAAGGGTCGAAATTTAAAGCTCATCAAATTTGGATAAAAAGCTACGATTTAATTAATGGTATAAAAGAAGATGAATTAGCAAAAATTTACAATCAACAAATAAAAAAAATTGAGGATAACACATTTTTACCACATTTTACAACTTGGTTAAGTCAAAGAAGATGGGAAATTAAAGAAAATGAAGCAGAAAAACCACAATTACCAGATTTAATAGAAAGAATGAAAAAACTAGGTTATATACATCTTGGTAAAGAAGCTGAATTTGAACAATTCCAAAAAGATGGGAAAAAGTATAAAATTAGTAAATATGATAAATCACATCAACTTATACTAGATCAATGACTCGAAAAAAGGCAAAATTTAGACATATTGAAATTAACAAAAAAAAGTATTATTTCTATACAATAAAATGGTTGGATATTTTAGGAGATTCTGGACATGCTTCCGAAAAGGAATTTAAAGCTATGAAACCAGCAATCATGACAACTAATGCTTATGTCTTTAGTAAAGATAAGAAAGAGCTAAAAACATTTTCAAGTTTCGATGAAGAAACATTTAGCGATAGAAACGTATTTCCGATAGGTTGTGTAGTTAAAATGGAAAAGGTCCTTTTATGAAAATAGAAGAAATAAATATTTCAGAAATAAAACCTTATAAAAATAATCCTAGAGAAATACCTGTAGAAGCTGTTGAAAAAGTTATGCAGTCTATTAAACAATTTGGTAATAATCAACCTATCGTAGTGGATAAAGATAATGTTATAGTGGTAGGTCATACTCGATGGAGAGCTTTAAAAAATTTAGGCAAAACTAAGGCATTCATAGTTAAGAAAGAGTTCAATAAATCTGATGCTATAGCTTATCGTATAATGGATAATAGATCAGGAGAAAATTCTAAATGGGAAAAAGCATTATTACGTATGGAGATGGAAGCTCTTAAAGATGAAAATTTTAATTTAGATTTAACAGGATTTAGTTTCGATGAAATAAATAAACTTATGGACAACGAGCCTATATTCAAAGCTCCTAACGATATTATTGCTGACATAAATACTGAATCTATACAAGCTCCAAGTTCATCTGTTAAAATGATGCAGTTATTTTTTACTAATGAATCTGAACAAAAATTTAGAGATATGATAAAAGAATTACAAGAAACTTATCAAAAAACAAATATTACTGATACAGTTTATGCTATAGTAGAGAAAGAATATGAAAACATTAAAAGTTAGTCCTATATTAGAAAATGAACAAGTTAAGAAACTAGAGGGAGAGTTCCTTGAAGAAAAACATATTAAAGTTTTACTTAACGAAGATACGATTGTTTATAATGAAAAAGACGAACCATTAGCAGTATTTAGAAAAAATTGCATACCAAGTAATCATGCAGAAAAAGCATATCACTCATTAAAAAGAGCAATAGGTAAAACTAGTAATCGTGGCAAAGCTGGTGGTAATTTTAATTTTCAAGTAGGAGATTTAGTTGATGGTTCTATTGTTGGTAAAGTTTTAAGTGGCAATAGATTTATACCTTTAAAGAAAGATGGAACTTTATCAAACAGTCCTAAATCGAAAAATGTTTATTCAAGCATAATAGGATATGCGGACAGATACCCTAGAATACCATATTGTCGTCAAACCTCTTTTACAGAAAAACATTTTGAAACTTACAAAGATGCTTTACCTTATATACAAAGTATCTCTAAAATTTTCCAAGAATCATTACCAGAAAGATTTCAAAATCAGAAAAAAATGTGGGATCAGACTAGCGATGACTTTAAGATTCATGATACAGTATTTACAACAGTAACAGTAAATAAAAATTTTAGGACTGCGGCTCACTATGATGCTGGAGATTTGAAAGAGGGTTTTGGAAATTTAGCAGTATTACAGACAGGCGAATATACAGGAGCTTACACAGTGATACCTAAATATGGTGTAGCAGTAGATGTAAGAAATTGTGATTTAGCATTATTTGATGTTCACGAGTTGCATGGAAATACACCAGCAATATCAACAACTCCATATGAAAGAATATCTATTATTTGTTATTACAGAGAAAGAATGATTGATTGTGGAACAGCAACAGAGGAACTTCAAAGGATTAAAAATGTTGGATAAATTTGTTTATAGAAAAAATACATCAGATGAAAATGTAATCAAAGAAATATTAGAAAACAAAGCATATAGTAAAAAAAAGATAGATTTTAAAATAGAGCCTGATGATATATGGCTTGATGGCGGTTCTCATATAGGTGTATTTGGTTTATATGCGGCTCAAAATGGAGCAAAAAAAGTTTATTGTTATGAGCCAGAAACAGAAAATTACAAAATATTACAAGAAAATATTAGACATATTAGTTCTGAATATCCTACTACATTAGAATCGTTCCAATATGCGATAAATCAAACAGGCGGTACACATAGTTTTACTATCGCACCTAACACTTGGAGACATTCTTTAGTTACTCATTACAAAAAAAAACTACCTACGATTGAAATAAACTGTATGAGCTTTGATGAAGTACTAGAAAGACACAAAGATATTAATTGTATAAAGCTAGATATTGAGGGTTCAGAGCTAGAGATTTTTCAACATAATCATAATTGGGTAAATATAAATAAACTTGTATTTGAATATTCTTTCACTAAAAATAGGAAGATGCAGGATTTTTTTGATTGTGCAGAAAGATTATCTAAACATTTTCATGTAGATATTCAAAAGAGTTATTATAACCAAAAACATCAAGGACAAGATGGTTATTGGGGTGGCTTTATAGATTCAATCATATTCTGTAAAAGAAAGTAAAAAGGACATAATGGCTAGACCTATAAAAAAAGTTGACACACAAGCTATAACTAAATTAGCACAATTACATTGCACTTTTGAAGAAATTGCAGAGTTTTGTGATGTATCTACTAAGACCTTACAACGTAATTATGTCCACCTAATAAAAAAGGGTCGAGAGATGGGCAAAATAAGTTTAAGGAGAGCACAATTCGAGAAAGCATTAAGCGGTTCAGTTCCTATGCAAATATGGCTTGGAAAACAACATCTTGACCAAAAAGATAAGATAGAACAGACTAGTTACAATGAGCCATTACCTCTAATCATTGAAGCTAAAAAAATAAATGGCTAGAGTAAAATTTATACATTTTGTACCTAGACCTAAACCCAGAAAAAGACCAAGACGACATAAAAAAAATCTAAACAAAAATGAAAAAAGAAGTTTTAAAAAATATAATAGACAAGGAAGATGAAACGATCAAATTTTTATCCGAATGGTGAGTTCATACCTTTTCAAATGCCACAAGACTATAGACCATCAACAGGAAGAGGAAGCTGTGGTAATTGTGGTTTGTTTTCTCAAAAACATCTTTTTTGCGGAGTTTATAGGACTAAAGGTGTAAAAGATACTTACGTTTGTAATAAATGGCGACCAAGACATTTTAGAAGATAATGGAATTAATTTTACTTAATGATGGTTTATATAGTTTAGTTAAAGTTACAAAAGAAATGATGAAAGGTATTGAAATAATGGAAGAAGTAAATTGTTTTGATCTCTGTGATATTTTAAGATTATATTTAACTACTTACTACGAACCACCTTTTAATGTTCATGTTATGAATGATGGCTCTGGTGATTTTTATGGGTGTATATGTAGATAAATTATGATAGTAACTTTGTATGGCAAAATACAGAGGAAGAACAGTAAAACTTAACACTCCATCAAGAGGAGATGTAAAAAAATTCAAAGTATTTGTTAGAGATAAAAGGACAGGCAACGTCAAGAAAATAAATTTCGGTAGTAAAGAAATGAGTATTAAGAAACATATTCCAGCAAGACGTAGGTCCTTTTTAGCTCGTATGGGTGGAGTTCTTAAAAAAGTTAGAGGACAAAAAACATTAAGTCCAGCATATTGGTCTATAAGGAGTTGGAGATAATGAAAGTAAGTGAGAATACATCAGTTTCAATGCCTATCAAAAATATGATTGGTATTATCGTAGGAGTATCTATGGGTATATTTGCTTATACAGAGATAACTGCAAGATTAACATCACTTGAAACATCAAGAGAGTTGATGAACGCAGACTTACTTAAAGCTTCAGAACAAACGACAGTAGATAAGGAGCAATTTTTATTATTAGAAGATATTTATGGAACTGTAGAAAAACATCAAGAACTTCTAGATAAAAATATACACAATCAAGTTATGCTAACACATGTACAAAAACAATTAGAAAAAGCATTAGCAGATATAGAAGAATTAAAAGATAAGGTAAGGGCAAATGGCAACAAGTCGAATCACTAAAAAAATTTTAGATTATATAGCTGAGATAAATAGAACTAATAAACAAAAAAAATTGTCTAAAGATTTAAAGAAAGAAGTAAATATAAATGCTGGTGGTAGTAGCAGATATACAATTAAAGAAGGACCTAATAAGGGTAAAGTAATATGATAGAAACAGTAGTAGCTTTGTTAATGATTGTTAATAACGAGATCAAGGAACATAGGATACAATCTTCTATGAGTATTTGTTTAAAAGGCAAGAGATATGCTGAACGTACAGAAACGGGATCAAATATAAAACATCAATGTATTAAATCTAAAGCAGAAGTTGAGCTAAACATCGATGGAAGTAAAACAATAAAAAAATTAATATTAGAATGAACAAAGATGAAATATTAAAAAAATTAACAGAGGATAAAACATTAAAAGATGAACTAAAAAATAAAGGCAATAATGATCTTGAAGTAAAAATAAAAGTTTTAGAGAAAGAAGTAGATACACTAAAAACAATTATTGATTTAAAAGATTTAGAAATTGCACAACTCAAAGAGGACGCAGAGGATATGTTATTATATCCGTAATTATGACTATAGAGATATTTATGATTGATTGGATAATTAACAAAATTGAAAAAATTTCTAGAGCAATATTTCATTGGACTTGGAGAGTTCAAACAAGAAGAAAATATTTTAAAAAAAAGAGTGATAAATGAATTATATATTGACTTTGCTTATGTGTTCAACGATTGCTGGTAAAATTACTTGTTTGCCACCACATCAAGTAGAAGTTGAATATATTGATGCTTATGAGTGTATGCTAGATGGTTATACAAAGTCTTATGATAAAATTATAGAACTTGGCAGAGATAATGTTAATGAATATAACATCTATATAAAATTTGGCTGTCATGAAAATAAACCTAACAAAACCGCAGTATCAAATATCATCATCGAATAAAAGATTTAGAGTTTTAGTTTCTGGTCGTAGATTCGGTAAAACTTATTTGTGTATTACTGAGATGATGAAATATGCTAGTAGAGTAAATCAAACAATCTGGTACGTTGCACCAACTTTTAAAATGGCAAGAGAGATTGCATGGTCTAAATTAAAAGATATGCTTCATCAGTTTAATTGGATTGAAAATGTAAATGAATCTAATTTACAAATTACAATAAAAAAAACAGGATCTAGAATATCATTAAAAGGTTGTGAAAACTATGATGCATTAAGAGGTGTTGGTATAGATTTTTTAATTCTTGACGAGTTTGCTGATATTGATGAAAAGGCATGGACAGAGGTCCTTAGAGCATCTATTGCAGACACACAAGGAGATGTATTGATGTGTGGTTCTCCTAAAGGATATGGTAATTGGTCTTATAGAATGTATCTTAAAGGGAAAGAAGATCATGAGTGGGATAGCTTTCAATTTACTACTTTACAAGGTGGTATGGTTCCGAAAGAGGAACTAGAGCAAGCAAAGCAAGATGTTGATATTAGAACTTACAGACAAGAGTTTGAGGGTACGTTTGAAAATTATGCTGGAGCAGTTTATTACAATTTTCATCCTGTTGATAATGTAAAACAAAAAAACATAGATTGGAATAAACCTTTACATATAGGATTAGATTTTAACGTAGATCCTATGTCAGCTTCAGTTGCACAAATAGAAAAGGACGTAATACATTTTAAAGATGAAATAGTAATTTATTCAAGTAATACAGATGAAATGGTAGATGAAATAAGAAACAGATATGGATCAAAAATAAAAATATTTCTTTACCCAGACCCAGCATGTAGGCAAAGAAAAACTTCTGCTGGTGGTAGAACAGATTTAACGATATTACAAAATGCTGGATTTAATGTTAAATGTAAATTAAAACATAGTTTAATAAGAGATAGAATCAATGCAGTAAATTCTAGATTAAAATCTGCTAATGGTAAAAGATACATATTTGTTAATCCATCTTGCAAAATCATCATTAAAGGGTTACAAAGACAAATATACAAAGAAAATACAAATATTCCTGATAAGGAAGAGGGCTTTGATCATATGAACGATAGTATTGGATATTTAATAGAAATAGTAAAACCTTTAATTACAGAAAGCAAACCTTTTCAACCTATAAGATGGACACATAAATAAACATGGCATATTCAAAAGACGAAGCATTTGATACTCATAAAGATTACAAAGAAAATGTAAATCAATGGGAATATTTTATTCGTAGTTATAATGGTGGTTATGATTACACGATAGGTCAGTATTTAAACAGATACAATCTTGAATTAGATAACGAATACAATCAAAGACTTGGAAACACACCATGCGATAACCATTGTAAAAACATAATACAGATTTATTCATCTTTTTTATTTCGAGTTAAAGCTTCAAGAGATTTTGGTGAAATGTCTGATGAACCAAGTTTAGAACCATTTTTGAAAGATGCAGACTTAGAGGGTAATAGTTTTAATAGTGTAATGAAACAAGCTCAAATATATTCATCAATATATGGACATTGTTTTTTGATATTAGATAAACCAACAATACAAACAAGAACAAGAGCAGAAGAACTAGATCAAGATATAAGACCTTACATATCTTTAGTAACTCCAGAAAATGCTTTAGACTGGAATTTTAAACGTGAAATAAATGGAAAATATTATTTAGACTATCTTAAAATTAGAGAGGAAGTAGATAAAGATGGTGGCACGTATTTTAAGTTATGGTATCCTGACAGAATAGAAACAGTCTATGCTAAAGACGATAGATCAGATCCAACTACAATAGATACTGCCGATAACCAGATCGGACGAATACCAGCAGTTATTCTTTACAATTCTAAGAGCCACAAAAAAGGTTTAGGAATTTCCGATTTGGCTGATATTGCTGATTTACAAAAATCAATCTACAACGAACTATCAGAGATAGAACAATTAATTAGATTAACTAATCACCCATCATTAGTAAAGACTCCAAGTGTTAATGCTAGTGCTGGTGCTGGTGCAGTTATAGAAATGCCTGAGGAGATGGAACCTAATTTAAAACCTTATTTACTTCAACCATCAGGACAAAATCTACAAGGGTTAATGCAATCAATAAATCATAAAGTTGAATCAATAAATAGAATTGCACATACAGGAGCAGTTAGAACAACTAAACAAGCTGTATCATCTGGTATAGCTTTACAAACAGAGTTTGAGTTACTTAATGCAAGACTATCAGAAAAAGCAGATAATCTACAAATAGCAGAAGAACAAATATTTAGAATTTATGCTATGTTTCAAAATGCAACTTTTGATGGCGAAATAAATTATCCAGATAGTTTTAACATTAGAGATTATGCTACTGATCTTGCATATTTCCAACAAGCAAAAGCAATTAATATTGAATCTCCTACTTTACAAAAAGAGATTGATAAAGAAATCGCAAGAGCAGTTGTTGATGACGATGAAAAACTTGGAATGATATTTGATGAAATCGAGCAACAAAAAGAACTTGGACAGTTTACACAAGACGAAGTACAAGAACCAGAAGCAACTCAAGAAGTGGAAGAAGAAGAAGTTTAATGAATGGCGAATATAGTAGAAGATTTTACAAACTATCGTATAAGATCTATTGAATTAGCAGAAGCACAATACTACGAAACATTAATCAGAACGTTAGATAAAATAGAAAAAGATATTGTTGATTTAGTTAATAAACAAATACCAAAGAATGATGATTTTAAATTATTTAATTTAAAGTCTGCTATTGCAGTTCAACCTTTGATAAGACAAACTTTAGAAAAAGAATACTTAGGGTGGTCTGATAGTGTAGTAAGACAAGGTTTTACTAAACAGGCAAAAAGAGTAGAAAGAGCTTTTAGGAGTATCGGTAATATTCCAGAAAGATTCCAACAGCTTACCCAGTCTGATTTAACATTAATACAAAACCTTAAAAGACAAACTTACACTCAATTCAAAGATGTTTCAAATACTTTTACAAGGAGATTATCAGAGAAAGTTTATCAATACACTCTTATAGGTAGTGACCCAATAGAACTTGAAGATGATTTAAGACGTACAATTAATGGTATATATGCTTCCGCAAAAGATGAAGATGTAAATAAACTTTTAGCTTCAATAAAAAAAGATGAAGTAAGAGTAAGAAAGTTAGATAAAAGAACAACACAAGGAAAAGTTGTAAGAGCTAGATTAGATAAAAATATTCAAACATTACAATCAAAATTTGCAAGAGATAGATCAGGGGAAAACATGAAAAGATTTGCTGGTCAAATATTAAATGATTCGTTAAGAGAGTTTGATGCAACCCTTAATTTAGCAAAAGCAAATGAAGCTGGATTAAATTATGTAGTATATCAGGGTAGTAATATACCCACAACGAGAGAGTTCTGCAGACTTGTCAGAAACGGAAGATATGATAAAAGAAAAGGTGGACTTTTTACTATTGATGAAGTCAGGAAACTTTGGAAACGTAATTGGACAGGCAAGAAAGCTGGAGATCCTTTTATTGTTCGAGGTGGTTATAACTGTCGTCATCAATGGTCATTTGTCAACAAAGATTGGTATGACAACAATGGAAAATTAATAATAGAATAGGAGAAAAAATGTCAGAAGAAAATCAGGTTAATCAACCGCAAAATGATGCACAAGAAGTTGTGGCTAAAGAAACAAAAACTGACGAGGTGAAAACAGAAAATACTTTCACACAAGAACAACTTGATAATATTATCAAGCAAAGACTTGAAGCAGAAAAAGCAAAACAACAAAGACAAATAGACGAGATAAAGAAAAAAGAAGAAGAAGTAGCAAAAGAAAAACAAATACAAGAAGCAAAAACAAAAGCTGATCTCGAAAATCTTATGAAAGCTAGAATAGCAGAAAAAGACAAAGAGTTAGCTGATTGGAAAAGTAAAGTTAAAACAATTAATGTAGATAACTCAATCCTATCTTTAGCTTCTAAGAATAATGCTATTGCTCCAGATCAAGTAGTTTCTTTGCTAAAAAATGAAGTAAATTATAATGATGATGGAAGAATAGAGGTACTTGATAATAATAAAAATATTAGGTATAATCCTAAAGGAGAACTACTTACGATTGAAGAAAGAGTAAAAGAGTTTTTAGATGCTAACCCACATTTCCGTAAAGGGTCTTTGTCTGGAACAGGAAGCCAGTCTAGTATCGAGGGGAAAACTGTAAAACCTTTTAATATTCAGGACTTAGATATGAGTAAGCCAGAAGATCGTAAAAAGTATGCAGAGTATCGCAAACAACGAGATTCACAACCTACTCAAA